GTCAAATACTCCGGATGTGTACTAACAAATGAGCGCAGATATTCTGAGGCATCAAATTTGCAGTATGCTCCTTGCATAGGATAAAGCTCATAGGTACCAAACAGCGCACCCTCAATGTATAGCTGTACCTTGTAGCTGAAGTTTGGCTGTCCTGTTTGGTCAGATGAGAAGGTCCATAGTATCTCATTGCTTGCTGGTGTGTAAAGCAATGGCTCCTGTAGTATGCTTATTGCCATTTGTCAGTGTTTTTGGTGAATGATACGTTGAACATCAAACCGGTCACTGCTGCCAAGTCAGATGCTATCTTATTTAGAACATCATCAGTGATGACATTCTCTGTGATTCGTTTCGGCTCAAGTCCGTGCATCTTGATACTCCTAGCTGTGAGATATGCTTGCGATTTATCTCCTCCCTTCCACTCCTGGATTGCCTTGATCATGTTCTTTCCTGGTGAGGAATACTTGAAGGAATAAATACTCCCTTGCACTCTCGGCCTTTTATAGTCGTATTCCTTGACCTCTGGCGCAGCGTTCACACCTTGATCCTGGTATTTATAGTATTGATCAGCTTGTATCTCAAAGCTGAATGCTCCAGTCGGCATGTATACCACTGACTGCATCAAGCCACCAGTATTGTGTACCTTCTCTCCGATGTACTGGATGAAATCTTGTGTTACTTTGTTGGCTACCTCCAGGATGAATTTTTGATATGCGCTCTCCGGCTGACGAAGGTCAGCTTCAGAGAAACCAATATCAAGGAAGTCAAGATCTGCCATGCTTTGATAATATGTAATTTTGTTCTGATTTTAGCTTGAAATAGTTCAGCCAGAATAAGGTCTTCACATACGGCTGCCTCGTAATCTCATCCACATCTTTCCCAAGCTCTTTAGCCAGGTGAAGGATGAGGCCTGTCCAGGTAAACCATTCGCTGTCATTGATGAGATCTGATGAGCTGTGATCTGTCTCATCTTCTGATTCTGTCTCTTCAGCCTCACCATCTGAATGCCGAGTATAGCGAGCTTCCTCTGTTCGGATTGCTGCAAAAAAAAACCGAAAAAATCCAGGAATTCATCAGCTGGAAAGCTTCGCTTGAATATCTCCTTCCTCTTGGCCGATGGATTCAGCACCTTCCCTCTCGCATCTTCCTGGCAGTATTCCATTCCCTCCTCGATATAACAGATGGCGAGCGCTGCACATGGATCTGCCTCCACTGATTCGATGAGCTTCATGTCGATGATCTGTCCAGTTGAGATCACAGCGAAATCCGGATTGAAGATGTATGTCACTCCCTCGATGGTCACTCTTCCAGATGGGAGATCTTTGTGCTGGTATGTGGTGAGAATGTTGATGATGTGACTGAAGCAATTGATGACATCATCCACATGCGCCTTCCTCACCTGGCTAACTGATAGGCCACTGAAGATGCTGATCACCTGGCATTGAAAATCGAGTGATGCCGAGAGATCCTCCTTCGCATCTTGGAATACCGGAGCAATCAGAAGCCACTTGGTCATCATCTCTGGAGTGCAATCCTGGAGTGTAGCTGGTAGTGTTATTTCAATCTGTCTCATGCTCTTAATATCTTATATTTTCCTTTCATTCGATAGTGCTTCAGTGCATGTAGCGCCAGAGCTGTGCTCATCACCCCATCATCATGCATACCAGATGGAGCACTATATTGCACTTTTCGTGTGTTGATATTGTAAATGTAAGTAAAATTCTCAAGCTCATCAATCAGCCACTGGTCCGATGTGACCTTGATATCCCCTTGCTCGAAAGCCAGTGCGAGATCCTCGATGATCATCGGCTTGCTCTTCGATGTGGTGACGAATGGATTCACCAGGTTTCTGCATTTCGTTTGCAGCATCTCAAAGAATACATCTCCCTGGTTATTCACCTCCACGACAGTGACAGCACTAAAGCTCTTGATGATGTCGGCCACTTTGTCGATGATGTTGCTCCACTGATCATGGCGCCATCTATTCACCTGGATCATCTCTCCATCCTCATTTAAGATTGTGAGCACAGTGTAGTCATCAGCTCTCCCAATGTCGAGGCCAGCGTATGCTTTCCCCTTGCGTTCCCAGGTACCGGATGAGGATCTCACATTCTTGAATAGGCCACTGCTATTGTCGATAAATTCTGCCATGTATTCCTGGCGAAAGATGTGATCTGGCATGGAGCGCTTCCTCTCTTCCAGGTCAGCTGGATGAATCATCGGATTGTCATAGCTGGTGAAATGAAAGTACCGATATCGGCTGTCATAGTTTGGCTGCATGCATATTCTGTGAAAATGATTCTTTCCTTTCGGAGTGCTGATGAATATCACCTTTTTACCCTTGACCAGCACAGTCGCTGAAAGCACCTCATCCCAGAGCTCTGGCCTGGTGAAAGCCATCTCATCGATGATCAGGTAGTCGAATGTATTCCCTCGAATATTATCCGGGCGCTCTCCAGAAAAGAATGTGATTGTGGATCCGAAGCCAGTGATGATCAGATCCGATTTATTGAAGTCGAAGAGGCCGCTGGAAGCTGTGGCTCTCTCCATCTCGCTGAATACTTTTTTCCCTTGTTTATACACTGGTGTGATCCAGGCAATATTGCATCCTTTGTCATTGATGGCCCAGTACAGCATCTGATTGATGCCCAGCATGGTCTTACCGAATTGTCTCCCAATGTTCAGAGCGATGTATTTCTCTGATCCATTGTTGATGGCATCGTGAATCAGTCGCTGATTATTGTGAGGCTTGTATCCTTTGATTGTGCTCATATAGCAAAGATAAAAAAAAGCTGTGCATCGCAGTTGATACACAGCTTGTAGCACATACACTTATGACATGACGATAGTCCCCTATGCCAGTGATGAGATGTGCATGTGTGTTGCAGCACTCAATTTTATTCGAAGTCAAATCGCTCAACTTGCTTGGTCTCCACTTGCTGGCGATCATGCATGCCCAGTCGATTCTTTGCGTAAAAAATTCCCTTCCCCTCGTTGGCCACTATATCCTGGGCCAGTGCTTTGAAAATGTCATCGATGTGCTTAATCACTCTCTGCTTCTCTGTATTCTCCCAGTTAAGCCATCGATAGTATGTTGGTCTTTTTATAGTGTCTTTTTTCGAGTAGTTTCTCGGAATCCAGATCCTCAAGAAAAAATCAATCGTTGGTATATGACGATTCATTTTCTCCACGATGCGGCCTTGAGATACCTCCTGGACAGTATGCGCCAGGCATTCATCAATATATGCCTCTGCGAGCTGATATAAACGAAATAGGAATACTTTATCTTTGGCCATAACTATATATATGTTTTTTTGTTCTATTTAGAGAGATGTATCAATTCGTATATCTTCTCTCTCTTAATATTCCCCTTCACTCCGGCATATTCCTTTAGCTCTTTGTAGCTCATCTTATCCAGGCGCTCCTTCAGCGATTGAGCTTCTCTCCTGGTATCTGTGACTGTATCTTTGTCATCATTAGCCTCCTCATGTCTGATGCCGATGAATCTCTCAATGCGCACCTCATTCTGAATGAAGTTGATGACATCTTGCATAGCATTACGGATGCATGTGCCACAGCTCTTGTTTAGTCGGATTCCTTTAATCTGGAATAGATGGCCAGCGAGCTCATTTTTCAGCTCACTATTCAGAGAGCATGATCTTGTGCGCTGGAATCTGTTCACTTGCGCCTGGAGTTCTTTTGATAGTATCATGATTTGAGTATTTTTTTAAGTTGTGTTTCAAGGTTTGTGCCTCTGATTTTCTTTCGGAGAGCTCGTGATTTATACAGCTCATTGATCAGTATCGCTCCGATTGTAGCCAGGTGAAGCTCATCAGCTGATGCATCCACTGGAGTGCTTGTTGCTTTTGGCTTTCGTTTGAATAGCCAGTTCCAGATTCGTTTAATGAGCTTCATACATCAGAATTAAGTCAGAGATGAGATAAGTGATGAATGCCAGCATCACCATGTACGGATCCACAGCGAGATATCCCACTACAGCAATCCAGAATGAGAGACAGCTCTGGCAGTTAAACGGTTTCCAATCTGGGAGATTGAATGTCATCAGTGCTCTCGCCACTCCGATGGAGCACAGTGTGATTGTAATAATTATAGAGATCATGCTTGAATTGTTTTATTGCTTGGTGAATAATTTGAAGAGATAGATCTGTCTCGTTTCGTATGTCTCGATAGGTCATGCCATACATGTGCATCTTTGCGATCTCTTTACAGAACATGTCGCTGTCATCAACTGGAGCTGCCTCCAGGAATTGAATGAGCATGTCCTGGTATTCGCTGAAATCCTCCTCATCTGTTTTGCCAGTGAATGAATCTGGGAGCTCCACATTTGTGATGCCTCTCTGATATTGGCGATTGAATTGAGATTGCTTCCAGTTCCATTGATTGTATGCGAATTTTGCGAATGTCCTTGGGAGCTCTTCCTCCGAAATATTGAGATGGTGCAAAATGAGAAACACATGACTAACCAGATCAGATGACAGCTCATTATTGGCTGTTATCTTCTTGCTGATGTCATATGCTTCTCTTGACCAAAACATATACTAATGTACGAAATAATCGAATAGATCGTTAATAAACTGCTGATTGACCTGGTGCCCATTGGTGAATCTCCAGAGCTGATTGTATTTCAGCTTTGCATCTTCAGCCAGGTGAATCAAGCGATACCTCCCCTGGCATCGCTCGATCACTTGACGAAGCAAGTAGTCAGTCAGTTGCTCCCCTTCAGAAAGGAAGATCGTCATCTGCTTCTGTTGCATCTTGTATCTTCTTTGATGTTGATATCGGAGCTTGTGCTGGATCTTGAGGCTTGACATATGGATCTTGCACTGGCCCACTCATGTACTTGACTCCAGATGCTGATTCTCTGATCCAGAGAGATGCTTCCTTCATTTTGCCATCCATCATGATCTTCATCTTGTAATCTGGCTGATTCTCTGCTGTTTTTCTGTCATTCTTAAAGATGACCACTGTGTTGTCTTTTTGTTCCATTATTTCTGTTTTAATTGTTGCATGTAATTATCATAATATTCAGAGCATATTCTCAAGCGCTCCATGATCTCGGCTTCCAGGAGAATGTCTCTCTCATATTGGATCGCAGTGATTCGTTTATCAGCTGGTATGTGATCGACCTGGTGAAGCTCATGATTCTCATATGCGCTCAAGAGATCCGGATCTGTTGTCACCATGCAATGAATCACCTCTGCCATGTTGCGATCATATAGCATCATGTAGGCTCTCATTTGCCATTCGTAATCTGAATTCTCTGCTTTCTTTGGAAGCTCTGGCCATGTTTCCAATGACCAGGATGTCTTGCAGTCGATGATGCGATCATCAGCCAGGATGTCACATTCTCCAGTGAGATATTCATTGCTCACTCGGCCCATGTGCTTGACATAGGATTCCTGGCGCACTATGTTGATCAGATCGATTGAATCTTGCTCTTGTTGCTGACCTTTATCGATGTACTTTGAGCTGATCTGGCTCTTGTATTGAAAGAATTCCTCCTTCGCCAGTTGCTCGATGTGGCTCTTCGCTGTCTGCGATAGTGTTTCTGATTTGGATCTTGCTGATGTCATCAGCTTCCCCAGGGATGATGCTCTAAATTTCATGTTTAAGTATTAAATAGTTGTGTAAATTGATAAACCGATGGCGATGATTGCCAGTGCCAGGATGCCATACCATCCGAAAAAATAGTATGTCAATCCCCAGATGGATGCCAGGGTGATGATCGTCATGGCGATGAGTGCGAATTCAGTGAATTTTCTCATGACTGCTGTACTTTAAGAATCTGATCCTCTGTTAACGCATATGTGCTGATGAATTTTTCAGCGCTCCACTTGTTGGTGCCAGCTTTTAGTGATGTCATAAACTTATCAACAAGCTCATCTGTGGCTGTTGGTTTCGCTTTCGGCTTGCTTGCCAGCTCTGCATCATCGTCTGTGGTTTGGAGACAGCACAGTGATGTCAATGAATACCTACGATAGTAGCTCACACATGATCCCATCTGCTGTGGTGTTGTTGCTTCTGGAAGCACCATGCTCGATGAGATTGATGTATCTGTCTCTGGATCATAAATCAAGGTGATGACCTTCCCATCTTCAATCGGCTGCATCAAAAGCAAGCCATGTGCCAGGAGAATCGGCTCGACTGTCTCCAGGATTGCATTCAGATCAGCATAGGATCTCTTGAAATGAGGATTTGTGGCATTTTTGTATACCTTCCCGATCTCTTTTTTTGCATGCCACATCTTGACATACACATTCCCCGAAGGGATTTGGACATCACTGCCCTCTGTTACTTGTTTTTTCATAGTTAAAAATTAAAGTTTTCACAAATATAAAAATAATTAAGCGAAATTATCCCACCAGGCAATAAATTCATCAAAATTCCTTACGATTAAGTAAATTCCTCCAGCTCTTTCGATGTCTTCCTGGTACCTTTTCTGTGCATCTGACTGTATATCCTTGCCATACTTGATCTCGATCTTGACAGATCTCCCATGTATTGTGGCCGAGATATCTGCTGATCCAGCTGTGCTTGTTGATTTTGTCCACTTACCTTTACCCACAGTGCGAGAGATGCCATCGAGATCCTTCACTTTGGCAGCTTCACGATATACTCCCATGGTATTGATTCGCTCTGCCTGGTATCCATTCATGTTGATCCAGGCTGCCACACATTTAGTGAGGCCATTCGCTGATGAATCACTCCACTTGCTCATCGCCAGAGCATGATCTGGTACAGATGGATATTTCTCCTTGAGATGTGCTCTCTCCAGCGCTGTGATGCGCTCCTTGTTTGTCTTATTCATATCATTCCCAGATTTGATCCATAGTTAAATGATGGCTTTGAATTATGCTGTGCAGCTCATGTCTGATCTGAAGCACTCTCTCCGATGTCTCATCTGACATCTCCTCATGTTTTAACTGCGAGCGAAGATATTGATCTATCTCCCAGATCACAGCTTTGTAAGCATTTCCATTGATGGCATCCTTGAATTCAGATTCCTCATCTGGAAGGTTAAATGTGATTTTTGCTTTCATTGTATCTCTTTAATGTAGTTGTTAATCGTCTGCCTGGAGATGCCGAGAATGTCTGCCATCTGGCTTCTATTGAATTCTGGATTCGCTTTGTACATCTCCTGGACCTGGTCTTTTTTGCTCTTGAGCTTATTCACTGACATCACCTTTTTGAGTTCGAATGTCTCTGATGATTGCATCTTCACTTTCTTGGCCATGTTGATGAAATACTTTGATAATCGCTCTGCCTTGAGAAGAGATTCCTTTGTGATGAAATCAATGGGGAATCCTTCCTCTGCTGTCATTGAATCAAGTGTATTGATCAGAAGAGCGAATCTGGGAATGTAGCTCTTTTGCTTTGGGAGCATGCTCTTCATGTACTCATTCTCCATTGGTGAATTCTGCATCGATGTGATGTCATTGAATATGCGCTTCCATTCGAGCTGTGCTTGCTGGGAGAATGTCGCTGTGATGGATTGAATCTCATTGTCATTGTCATATACCACGATGTGGCGCTTGACCTTCTGATACATATCGATGATGAAATCCTCATACCACTGGAGGAGATCTGCATCCATCTCATTGTCGTTGTATTCCTCCACATCAAGATCTGGAAAGCATGTGAGAATTCTGTCGATGAATCCATTATCCTTATTCTCCTCTGTGTAGAATTGATTGAGGATCCCTGGCTGAATACCTCCCAGGATTGGGATCACTGGAGATTCCACGAATGAGCTCTTCGATGTCTTTCGATTCAGCGCCACTCCCTTGTTGCTCCAGGAAGAAAGCCAGAATTCAAGATCTGATCCAGCTCGATATTTATTCATGTCCTTCAGCCAGCCAGCGAGCTCATCCTTGAATACTCCCACAGCATTTTTATTCTCCTCATGAAGCTCCACGAGTGCCTCCAGGGTGATGTCAGATGCAATGAATTGAGTTTTAATAGGCTTCCTCAATTGCTCCTCTCCTTCTCTCTCTTTTTTATCCATCTCCATGTAGGCTCGATATGCCTCCATTCGTTTGATGTATGTCTTTATCTCATTGTTGTTGGCCTTCTGCAATGGGAAAATGATGTTATTGATGTTCGGAGTTTTTCCCACTCCAGGCCTTCCCACGATAGCCATCCAAAGTATTCCACTTTCAATCCATCCTCTTTTGACCTGGATCTTGATGGAGTTCCCAATGATGATGGACAGCATCCACATCATGCTGCATCCCATGTAATCGATGGAGCTGTTGAGAGTGCGATGGCATTCAAGCATGTACCTCTGAATATCCGGAGGGAAGATATCGATGGGGAAGATCAGCTCTTCTGCATCAATGGTGATGTCAGCTGGAGAATAGTCAGATGAAGATGGTTTTTTCACATGCCTGGATCCGTAACCTTTGGAATACAGATCCCTGGAAGCTGCCCTCATATCTCCCTGGTGAAATCTCCAGGCATAAATTGCGAATGGAGATAGGATCTTCTCTGCTGGGAAGATGGTGCCAGTTGTGAAAAGGAAAAGATTGCCACTGTTATTGTAAATGTATCCACTGTGCTCTGATGTCGCACCATGTCTCTTGATCACTTGCTTATCCTTCAGCCTTCGCACGATGGTAAAATCATCCTGGATCAATTCCCATACAGTATTGCGCTGATTGAAATCGGCCCATGGAGAGATGCTGTCCTCTGGTATCTGATCTGGAGATGGCTCATCAATTGGCTCTTTATAGTCAAAGTATCTGGAGATGGCCATGAGGACATCTCTGTCCTTCACACTGATCTGCTTGATGTCGGAGTATCCCAGAGCTGTGACCTTTTTGTCATAGATGAATACATATCCTCCCACTCCCCTGGTCTCGATGATGGCTTCTGGAGAATTCTGAAGCTTTGCCAGTTTCTGATTACCTTGAATCTCTTCGCACTTGTACAGAATGTGATATCCGTTGTTGATGGTTTTGTATATCACGAATTTTTCATCGAAATCAGCAATATTGTCCTTGAGGAATGTGAGATATTCCTTCCAGAATTCTTGTTGTGCTTGTAAAGTTGGGAGAGTTTTGAGATCAATATCAATCACCTCCAGGCCACCGTATCCGGTACAGATCCCTTGGCCCAATGTTGATGGCAGCTCATAAACTTTGGCGAATTCCTCCTTTGACATGGCCCTGGTTTGGAATTCCTTCCAGCGAATATTTGGCACCTTTTTTTCTCCGATTGTGATGATGCTGTATCCATCATCAATCAATCGATTCAGTTTTGATATTGGAAGCTTCATCTGGCAGCGATAAATTGGTAAATGTAGTTTAGTGATCCATCTTCAGATACCTTCATGCCAGTTTGTGAGAAGAGAATCCATACATCTGCTGTCTCGATTTCAATCTCCAGATCTGGATGAGCGCTGATCATGATCTCTCTTTCCAGTGTTGCCAGGTGAGTGAATGGATGATTCACCTCTGATTCAAAAAATTCTCTTAAATTTCTAACGATCAATCGTTTTTTCATGGTTTAAATTTTAATGATTTGCTCAAATGTACAGCAATCTCTCATAAAAAAATTGCGTTCACTCATAAATTGCAGTTATCAAATTTTCTCTTTGTACTTGTATAAATTTTTTACACCTTTTTTTACACCTTTTTACACCTATTTTTACACCTCAATCGCAGTGATGCTGTGGCTTTCAGCGATTTTTTACAGTGTAAAAGGAAAAAAAACGATTTTTTCATTTTTGTCCAGGATAAAATTTCTCAAAAATACCAGTGTAAAGTGTAAAATTTTACACTTTTTTTACACCTGGTCACTGATAAAATTCAATCCATTCGATGACCTTCTCGATGAAGGAATACTCTTCCAGGATCACCAGCCGATTGTGCTCATTCCTTTCGATTGGACACTCGAATTCCTCCCTCAAGAGCTGCATATCCTTCTCGATGGAGCTGCGATGATATTGCACTCCAGTCATGTGCTCGATTCGGTTTGTGATCTGATCAATGCTGTGAGGCTTCACCTTGAGCATGTAAACAATACAGCTCATCCTTCTCATTTTCTCTCTCATAGCATCTCTTTTAAGATCTCCCTGGAGATGATTCCTTGATTGTCTCGATAGATATCCGCATGCTTTGTGTACAGCATCACCTCCATGGTGATGAATTGATCCTCATCATTTATGATCTGCATATGAATATTGTTGCCATCGAGATCCTGGATTGAGAATTTATTCAGCTCCTCGAATAATTGGCTTACAGTGTTGATGTATATGCGATCATTCATTCTCATGAACATGTCGTGTTGCTTTAAGCCATACAGCACAGTGCTGTGATTCATCTTGAAGAGCTTTCCGATGGTTTCCAGGGTGAGCTCTTTTCGAAGCTCGCTGAACAGATAGTATCTCATGTAAACCATCTCTCTCTTTCGGCACCTTCCGATCAACTTCTGATCCTGGGCCATTCTCATTATTTGCTTTAGTGTTGCCATCTTATACTTTCTCAACTTTAATAATTAAAGGATCCCACAGATCCATCTTTCTCCTTGCATCTTCCTGGCTGTTGGCCTGGAGGACCCGATACATGATCCTCCACTTGCCATCAGCTTTCGCTCTATATGTTACTTTCCAGGTCATAGCTCAACGATATATTTGATTTCAGACTCAGCTACACCAGTTGAATTGATGAAGCTTGTGATTGCGTGTGTAATCCCTGAAGCATTTAATGTCAATCCACCAAGCAATGGAGTTGATTCCTTCTCAACATCACCTCTGCTGATGAAGTATGTGATGTGATATGTCCTCTGATCACGAGGAGAGAAAGCCAGGATCATAGATCCAGCTGGTCTGTCATCAATGAATACTGATTCAGCATCTGTCACAAATTTATCCTTTATTTGTGACTGCAATGTCTCCACGAATGTTGGCTCACTGTCATCTTCTATCTCGATCCATCCTTCACCATTGCAATCTGCACATTCAACATTTATTGTGGTGCCATACGGCCCTGGCTCTGAATCACAATCATATGATCCAATACCTTTACATTCATTACATTTAACTTTCATATGCTCCAAAAATAAAATACTACGCTCAATACAGCTACCATTGCAGCCAATCCTTTAACTACCTCCCAATGCTCTGGAGTTGATGGAATAAATCGTCTCATAGTTCTGTGATCATTTTAATTAATTGTAATTTCTTGAAATCTCGTGTCGCATAACTGTCCTTCCATTCCTGGCTTCCAATGTATCCAGATGATTCACTTGTTTTGCGAGCATTCACTTTGCTCATGATGATTAGTGTGTTGAGATCCTCAATGATTTTTGAGAGCTCTTCAGTTTTGAAGCCAGAATCAAGCACATAATAGCTCAATGTCTCCAGTTCTTTTTGTGTTTTCATATAATTATAGTTTAAAAATTACGCATTAAAATAATACTTTGCAGCTTCAAAGCTACCATCAGATTGCTTTACAAAATAGTGATGCCATTCACCAGGCTCATTCTCATCATTCAATAGTCCATTCACGAAGCCATTTGATATATATATACACTCATTTGATTCATCAGCTATAACATTATATGCATCATCTGCATCCATACCTTTATCAAGCATTAAATCATACCATTCGTTCAATTCAATCTTGTTGATTGTGGTACCTCTGTGATAAATTTTCATGTTAATTTTCATGGCTTTAAGTATTAAATGGTCTTCAAATATACCGCTTATTTTTATATATGCAATTTTTTCTGCACAATTTTCTTGATAAAAACAAAAAGCACCCCAATCTGGAGCGCTTTCTCTTACCTAAATTCTATAAACTAACCTATTTACTTATGCCGAATACTAATGTACGAAATTATCTCACTTTACCATCAATGATCCGTAAATTTCTGACCTCATATTCTCCAGATGGGAATACCTCCACGAACATAAATCCAGAATTCCACTTGTTATAAGGGAGATATTCTGGTGAAAGTGAGCAAAGGCAGCCGCTGGACCATGTAGTCACCACATTCCCATGCATGTCCTTCTCGCTGTGCTCTGATGTCTGATGATGGTGCCCAATGATGCAGCTCGCTTTCGCCTTCATGAAGAGGCCTCTCGCTGGATTCACTGGTGAGAATACACTATTGCCGAATTCATGGCCATGCATCACTGCCAGATTGCCGATCATAACCTTCTGCTTTCCCTTGATGAGCTGCACACCATACTGACCAAATCGGAGAATGTGCTGAAGCTCGAAGTCAGTGATCCCCAGAAGCTCTGGAGCTGTCACCTTGAGATAGTTCTCCCATCTCTCCTCATGATTCCCCAGCTTGAAATAAATCGGTCCTGGTATGGCCTCATTTAAGGCAGCAAAGAATTCTCTGGTCATCTCAAGCTCTCCAGCCAGGGAGCGCAATCTTGGATCCTTAATGAATCGAGAAGCCTGGTACATGTCGATGGTATCTCCATTCAAGAATACACAATTAGCTCCATGCTTGATGCCATAGTTGATGGCTATCTCGAGCGCTTCATTATCCTGGTATGGCAAATGAATGTCACTCATGATGAGAATACGATTCGATCCCTTTGGGAAGGTGAATGTATCGAGCTCTTTGTAGTCGCTTACTGGAAGCATTTTATTCCATGCCATAGCTTCAATTTTTTGCTCTTCAGATCTTACAGCCACTGGAGATGCGCATTTCTTTCCTTTTTGCTCTCCTCTGTAGTATCTTACTTTGTTGTATACTAAACCGTACTTATAGAATACTTGAGGATGTAAGGCCATGAGAGCACTGGCAGCTGTACGGCTACCTATCTCTGGATTCTCAAGTAAAAAATCTTTGATTATTTTGACATCAATCTTCATGTACCGGATGAATGAATCCAACAAGCTGCAATCCATTGATGGCTTTCCATTGATATGTCCTGGTCTTCATTGCGACCTCAATACCTTCTCTGCCTCCAGCTTTATTTGTATTCCCCTCAATGCACTTGAATGATTCTGCTGAAGCTTCAGCTACAATACCGATGTGACCAGTCCATCCAGGCTTGCCAGATTTAACTGATCGCCATACAGCGAGCGCTCCAGGTACAGCGATTTCAGATCCTTTCCTTCCAGCATCTTGATAGTTCAAATAAGTACGGAAAGCTGAAGCACTGAAGTGAGATGTATCCTGGCCAGCTTCTCTCCATACCAGCTCTGCGAAATATGCGCACCAGGCATGTGTATCTGCGAAGCCTACAGATCTCATCTTTGCATCGAAATCCGGATTGATGAATCCCATGTTTCCTGGTTTCTCTCTTTGTCCAATGTACTTGGAAGCTATTTCTACGATTCTCTCCATGTCGCCATTTTATAGATCAGCCAGAGCACCACGAGAATCCAGATGGCGAGCACAATTTTTGTGATCAGATTAACTGGTGATGTTTTGACCTTGGTTTTATTTTCTTTTTTGGTGATGTACTTGAGCACTCTCAATGTATCTCTTTTCAGCTTGTATTGTATTCTCTCCTGGTACCTGGTTAATGGCACATATTTAATCAACTGGTGAATCACTGGCACCGAATCAATCACTGATCTGATCACCTCCTTCTCTTTTGTAACCTCATTCCAGAGTGTATCTGTCAGATAAATATATTGATAGCTTGTATCTGTGCCGAATTTTGCACCTTTAGCTTGGGCCTTGACGATATGATGCTGCGCTCTTCTCACATGATATGCCGCTGTGCATGCAGTCAAAAGGAGGAAGATGGCAAGATACCTCATAAACTATCTTTTATCTTTTTAATACCGTTCAAAAATCCCTTGAATCGACTGATGATTCCTTTGTCATCTCCGTATCTTTCACGAATCTTCTCATCGATGGAAGAGATCTCAATTCCAATGAGGAAGAGGCCAGCAATTTTCGTCACCACGAATGGCACACTGAACACAGTCAGCACAGCATCATTTATCATTGCATAGTCCACCAGGAAGAGAAGTAATACAGCTGCCTCATATGCGATGGTTTTGGAAAGGATCCCATTGCGTAATCGCTTGCTGGTGAATTTTCTTTTCGTCAGAGATAGTGCAACGATTGTATCTGCCAGGATTGCCATACCTACAGCCAGAAGAATCAATGCAATCGGAGCGAAAAAAGCCATACATGTCCAGATGGCTGTTCGAATCAATGAAGTCATAGAATAATATGTTTTTTTGTTCTACACCTCGAATTTTTGTAGCTCTGTGAATGCCCAGATGCGCACCTCATCATCACTCCAGTCAGCTGAATATGTGAATCCAGGGAGATTGATTCCAAATTTTGCACCATCAGCAGTCAGCTCCAGGTCCACAGAGCATGTGTGATTGAGCACATTATCATGCACACTGATCATGATGATGATGGGATTCACGATCTCCACTGTAAACTGTTCAAATTTATACTTTGCCATGTCTTATATTAGCTTATTGTTGTTCCGTTGACTGTGCACACTCGGCACCATAGGCCATAAAGTGCTGATGTTTTGGCGATGCCGATATATACTCCGGCAGCTGCGAGATCTGTGCATATTCCAGTTGCTCCAGCTGGACCAGATGAGATCCAGTAATATCTCAATGTCGAGTTGAATGGTGCATAATTTAGCATGTAATTAAGCCACAAATTTGAATTGAGAAGGTTATTCATCTCTTGAAAGTTAACGAGATTCCATCCAGTTAAGCTGTCGAATGTGCTTGCTGTATGTTGAGTGAGCTGATTGGTCCAGGCTCTCGTTGTTGTATCTCCCCAATAATATGCAAGCACTGTGCTTCCATCGTATGTGCTCCAGTCGATTGCTACCTTTTGCCCGAAGCCATTGCCTCCAGTTTTATTCGTGAATCGATTAGTATTCCCATGTGGATTGTTGGATCCCAATGTCAAGAAATTTGATGATCTTCCTCTTTGTGTACCTCCATCATCACCAGTCGCATATGATGTGACCTGGCCAGTTTTGAGAAGCTTTGCTCCCACTGGAGTAAACGCACCGGTATTCACTTTTATTTCAACATAGTGCTGATTGCCTTGATAAGTCACAGATGCTGGAGTGATATCCTGGCCAGCCATATTGTGCACTCGAATATCAAGAGGCTCCTCGGCATGGATGATGAAAGCATTCGCAGCATTCACTGTGATGTCATTATTCTGAATGATGTAATCTGTCTGCACACCAGAAGGAGTACTCACCACTGCGATAGTACCATCAGCTTCATGCTTGATATGCACAGCACCATCTGGAGCGATCATCGTTTGATTCGTCACTGATGGGAATTGAGAGCTCAATACTTGAGTGCCCAGTGTGTTGTTGATGCTAAAGAAAATATCTGGCAGCTCCAGATTGCTCTGTGCTGGAAGATCAACAAGATAGGAATCATTCGTATTGTGCACCAATGAATCTGTGATCACCTGGTCCAGGCTTCCTCCACTTGGGATGGTGCCCTCATAAAGAGTGACATAAGCTTCAGTGCTTATTCTGTAGCTCGCAGCTTCGCATGCTGGTACATTCACCACGATGATCTCATCTTGAGCTGCTGGATACATTTGATTCGATAGCTCATTCTCATTCTGATCAAAGATCTGAATTCGCACATCATCCAGGATATAAGAATCTCCAGAAGGGATCTCTCTGCTGAAGCTCGAATCTGAATTCGATACCAGCGCTGGCTGACAGTCATTGCTGTGAGATGGAAAGCCATTCTCGAAATCGTAGCCATCCATAGGAAGATCACACCAATTGCCATCATCGAATACATTGAGCGATACATTCATGCTCCAGCCAGCTGTTATATCTTGACCTCGCTGAATGAATGGATCTGTGGCGATGGTGAAGTTGATGTCAGAGAATTCTGTCCAGCGATATTGCTGCATCGTGATCTTGATGTCATTGCATATACTTAAGCAATCCGAATGCACCTCATTGATCTGGCGATATTCCTGGATATTGTATTTATCACAGATTGTGATGATCACATTCACCTGGACAAATCCATCACCCAATGATCCTGGCTGCAAAGTTGCGACCATCAGAGGATATTGAGCTGCATCTCTGCTTATCGCATCAAAGAAATCACCTTGAAAGTATTCTCTGATCTGTCGATGAGCTGTTGCGATCTCGCTGAATTCTCTCATCAGCTGGTTTAGAGTTTTCTCCATGCTTCTCCAGGTATTTTTTTAGCTTATCAATGGCCTTCTTTGAGGCCTTAAATTCTTTTTTTATACTATCCATCCAATTGGTTTATAGCCAGTGAGATCTTTGTCCACAGATTCATTGCAATCATCGTCACAATTGCCGAGATATTCCGGATATTTCACTCCATTGTCGTCTCGAAGGTATCCGATCAAGCGTTCCTTGTAAAAATATGCATCCTTTCGGAGGAGATCTCTTAAGGCTGATGTCTCGCTATCAGTATTCGCATTCTGATATTCATCTGTAGAACGGCCCACTGCTTTATTGGTGAGCTTCTCATTGAGCAATACAGCTGCTCTGTAATCAACGAAAGCCACCAGGCATGGAAGCACATAGTCATTCATGAGAGAGCTGTAATCAGAATCCCAATCATTATCCTCGATTCTCTGGAGCAAAGCTTTATACAAGCATGTGCCAGTCGCTGGCTGAATGTGCATGTCTTGAGTGCGCTTGATGGCCACTCCCAAGATCTTTGTATCTGTATTGTTGTGGATCAATCCCAATTTTTTGAGATTCTCCACTGTGATCATCATATTCATCCTCTTTTTATTACAAGTTGCTGCACCCAAATATGTCGACAGTATGGTGTACTCGCTCCAGTTTCCGGATTGGTATACCATCCTCCTCGATAGTTCCACACATTGCGATCCACTCGCTCGCTGATCTTATTGATGTCCTCTCTGGTATATAGTCGATTCAATCCGATGAGCTTCAGACAGAATTCTCGGCTCTTTGTTTTTACTGGAGGAACACCTGGGCGCTCTTTGTAAGTATAAACTACCTCGAATTGAGATACCGGAGCTTGAGCTTTGTCCACTACATTCTGACCAAGATCAGTGACCTGGCCTTGAGAGATAATCTCCAATGCTGTAAGCTTCGCAATTGATTCAGCCACTTGTTGAATTGTGCTCTGTGTTGCTTTAGCAATGGCAGTCGAATCTTCTCCTCGGCTCATCATGTCCACAACATTCTTATCGAAGTCAGTGAGCTGAATGATAAGCTCTCCCACAGATGCAAAAATCTCATCAGATCTGGTGAATACCTCATCCGATGGAGTATCCCATTCGATGATCTCTTCCTTGATCACATAGTAATCTGAAGCATTACGGCCATACTCGCTGAATATCTCCAGCTCATCCTTGCTGAATGTGTAATCTGATCCACATGATGACATCGCCACTGATGGAAGTCCGACAATTTTGCGAGCTTGTACCTCATCAATTGATGGGAATGATGCAAGCACTATCTGAAGAGCTGAATCAGCTGTCAAGATTCCAGCTTTAAGCTGTGCCACTATCTCCACCAGGGAAGCAATCTGTGCTCCATTCAGAGCGCTCTTTGCCACATCGACTGGTGCATCTGTCGGAGCTGCCGATGGTGATGCTGCTGGAGCTGTAGGAAGAGCTTTCACAGCTGATGCAATTGGTGCAACATCTTTGAGTTTTAATGTAGCCATAGCCTGGGAGAGCTTTGCCATGTAGTTGATCATCCATTCCACCTGGCGCTGGCGAGCATTCACATAGGTGAGCTTGAAAATCTCGAAGAGATCAGCGCTCTCTGCTGCATTGAAGCTTCCATCCTTGATGATACCAAAGAGGGAAGGAGATGTCACTGAATGCGCCACCAGGATATTCTGCTGTACTGATTTTTCAGTCATGAGATAGCGATCACTCAAGTCGTTTCCATTCAAGCTCATCACTGTCGGAGCTGTATCTGCTGAATCACTGAATGTGATGATGATCTCACCAGCATCCTCAACAGATTGCGTGCGACCTTTGATCTGCTCCTTAATTTTGCGCTCCTCTTCAGATGTTTCCGGAAAGCCACTGGCCATGTTGATCAGTGTTCCAGCTTTGAATCCATTCTGAATCTCGTACATGTGGAATTTACTGATGTCCACATCTGTCTGTATCGCTGTGATTCCTCCGTAATATGCTGGCTTTGGATAAATTCCCTTCTCACCTTTGGCCTTTTTAGCTGGCTCTTTATAGTAAAATATGAAGGATCCCACTGGATTGCTCTCATCGAGTGCCGGATATGTGCGAAAGTTTGTGCCTTCTGGAGTTTGCTCCCTGGCATTCCAGTCATCACTCACATAGTATGTGCGCTCATCCTCACTGATTCTGATGGCATCAACATCAATGAATTCCCATCTCACCACTCTGGTACCTTCACGATTCCATGTGCCGATGACAGCCATCCCTCCGAATACCTCGAAATCGAATACCATCTGTTGCACAATCTCATTCATGGTGAAATCACTGTATGGATTCTCCAAAAATATAGTTGCATCTCCAGCCACTACCTCAAGGCCAGATCCAGCGATGTAAAAAGTTTTTGATTTAATGATTCCCTGGTGCCAGGCTGATCCATTGAGGAGCTCGATGAGAAAAAATGGATAGTCATTTCTTAATCCCCATTTCGTGAATCCCATCTTTTTATCCTTCATCTCCACTGGCTTCTGATATTCCTTCGAGAAGGACAGTGTGATCATTTTATCACTCATATATGTTGTGAATTATTTCTGTATCGTATTCATTATTCGCTGATGCATCCTCATAAACATGTGCCAGGCCTTCCTCGCATAGTCGATGAGCTTGAATGGGATCCAGATTTGTATCTGAATCTTGCTCATAGATGCGATATGTATATTCACCATTGTATGGGAATACCACATCAACACCATCTGTGATCACGAATTCATCGTATCTGGCAATACCAGTGCTGATATTATCCAGGATGCATGTCACTGATTCAAAGCTTTGCTGATGAGTGAATTCAAACAGCCAGAATGGAGCTGTCAATGTCTGCATCTCCGTCACTGTCACAATCAATGTGCTCGATTGATTTCTTTGTATCTGTAGCATCCTTTTTTATTTTAGGTTTTTTCGCCTCAAAGATGAAGCTCAATCCAGCCTCCTGGTATTCTGCTTCATTTCCTTCAGAGATAAACCATCTGCGGCCTCTCATTCGAATCTCTGTACCGATATATTCTGCTTTGATCTTCATAACATCTAATTTAAGCAAAAAAGGGAAGGGAATCATCCCCTCCCTACATTATTTTGGTGATCTGAAATTAGATCGCTGGTGATCCTTGTGCTACAAGTGTATCGTATACCGATTGCATCACATTAGGTACCTCATTATTTTCCAATCCAGCAAGGACAATTGTGTGACCATTACGGTCAGATTTAACCACACCAGATGTGTATTCGTTTGCATCCCCTACCTGGAGACCTTCCTCAAGTCCAAGTGCAACGATGGTACCATCAGCTTTCTCAACCAATGCACACACCTCATTCTGTGCTAATAAGTGAATCTCTGATCGTAGTTCTTTGGTATCGCTCGCCAGGATCATTGTCAAGGTCTGCTCATACCATAAAGTACCGTTATCTTTGTTCACTTTGATTGGAGCTGTATAGCTTGAAAGATTGCTCTTCAATTTATACAAGAATGTCTCTCCAGTCACAGTCATTGAAGTGATCTCATTGGCTGTCAATCCGATTGGAAGAGTGATTGCTGACACTGGGAAAAGCAATACTGATTTAATCCCTCCCTTTCCATTCGTACATGCTCTGTCATTGAAGCCAGAAGTCATTTCGCATAAAGCCATGTTTTCTCTTTTTTATTTTGTGAAAGGGAGCACCCGAAAGCGCTCCCATTGAATTCAATTTATTAGTCGTTTCTCCAGACACCAATCTGATCCAAGAATGGTACTTGCACACCAGCTCGGAATTTAGAGCGAATGTAGATGACATCATCATCTTGAGAATACCACATCTCATAGTTATCGAAGTCAGAAGAAAGATCTGTACCGAATACGAAATCTGTAGCTTTACCAGTGAAGATTGCATCTGATCCATTCAATCCTGGAACCTTGATTACTCGCATATCTGTACCTGGAACGATTACCTCATTCATAGTAGCGATTTGCGCTGGAGAATAATGGAAGAAATTCAAGTCAACAAGATTCTTCATCAAGAAATTGAAGCTCTCACGACCAGCGAAACATACCAATGATGAAGATTCAGCCACTGCTTCTGGAGTGTTCGAAAAACATTCGTAGAAAATCTCGTATGCATTCGATGCATCCATTGCTGCTGTGCCAGATGTATTCAAGTTCACTGCACCATTGGCAACAGTAACGAATTGAACGAATCCATTCATCCAAGCTAAATTGCCAGTTCCAGTTGATTTGTTCCCTTGCCAGATCAATTTATCCAATTCCAAAGCATGCAAGCTTAACAAGTAGTTTGTTAACTGTGCTTCGAATGGTAAAGATTGATCTTCAGCCATTGCTCCTGGGCGAAGTGCAAGTTGTGTCCAGAATCCAGCAAGGTCTTTCTGGCAAAAGCGCTTCATGTATCCCAAAGTTTCCACTGCGATGTTGCGATCAGAGAAGATTGTATCTCCAGCTGGCTCCATTGAACAGTCACCAGATTGGTAAACGATTGAATCATCAAGCAATTTAATTGCTTCAGATCCTTTAATACCTTCCTGGATTGCAATATATCCCAATGTCTTCGCTTCTGTTACAGAGCGAGTGATCAGGTCTTCTCTTTGTTGATCAACATATGGTGCAAGATCTGCAACATCGTAATCAAATTTTGTGCTTATGAATTTTTTTAAGCTCATGATTTTACTTGTTTAGATTGTTTCTTAAATGTAACTGTCGAGCTGTTAGAGTGCTCGTAACTCGTGAAAATTTTTCGCCCTCTGTCACCTGGTTTGATGGAGCTGCCTTGAAGGATTCGAATTCTCCCTTCAATCCAGTCACCTCATTGCGGAGTGATTCATTTTCGGATGCAATTGTCTTGATCATTTCAGCCATCCCTTCGAAGATTGCGCTGAATGTTTCAATCTTTGCATTCACGATAGATTCAACATCCTCTGCTGACATTGCTGCTTCTGTTGTTGCTGGAGCTTCCTCTTCGGATGCTGCCACTGGCTGATCTCCGGATGCTTCAGCTCGTGTATCAATCACCTCTGTGACGATACCATTCGCATCAACAACGATGGAAACACCAGCCAAATCTCCACCAAGAGCGTGCGTGCCCTCTGGAGCTGGAATCTCTTCGGTCTCTGTCACTACAAATACAGCTGTACCGACAACAAGCTCTCCCTCATAGGAGATCATTGTGCCATCCTCAAGCACTGCCTCGTTGAAGGCTTCTGCTTTAGCTGTGAATGTAGCTTTCAGTTCTCGAATTGAGTCCATGATTGCCTTGAAATCTGTTGTCATTTTTCTTGTGTTTAGATAATATGTTTTTTTGTTCTAAATTTTCCAGGCTTCTGCTGTTGTATTCTCTCTGATCAGCTGAAGCTCCTCCTCATTATTGTCGATGTGCTTATCAATTCGAAGCCTCTTCACCAGCATCCACTTGTGCTTCCCTCCAGTGAAATAAACATTCTCTTTTTTGATGCCTAACTTTTCAGCCATGGAATATACTGGGCCTCCATTGGATTGCGTGCGAGCTGTGATGATGAAGATTTCATCATTCGATGCCAGGTATCTTCGGGCCATATCTTGACCTTTAGCTGTAGTCAAAGTATCATCGAAATCAAATGAGATGCGCTTGCGTGCGAAGGCCATTGCTTTGAGATCATCAAGCTCCTCCAGGATGGCAGCCATCATGATCTCCTCACTATTCCCAACATGCTCCAGGATGAAATCTCCCTCAATGGAGAAGCCAGTCCACTCTCCAGATTTCGCTCTGTTGTATAGCTCTGAATTCGGAGTTTTGTAGCTCACTATCCAGGATCCATCATTCACATCTTTGAATCTCTCTGGAGCTGTGAATCCTTTGGCTGCATCCACCTGGTACGAATGAATCATAAAGAGATCATCTCTCACTTGATCATGTGAATGCTCCAGGTTTACATTATTGAAATTCCTTCTCCTGGCATAGTCGAAGATGATATCCTTGATAGCTTGCTTTGTGAATACGACATAGTATTCCTCTTTTGTTTTGCTGTCGTATCGATAGATGGGAGTATCTGCTGATATTGCCACTCCACTGATCACTTGCTCCACATCATTGAATTCGAATCTCTTCGCATTCGCAAATGTCTGGAAAGATATCTCATGAGCTGGATCATGTACCAATGAATTGAAGCTCACAGTTGTATCTTCATTATTCAGATCAATCGAGATCTCGTAAATTGGAATGTTCTTTATCATGCTATAATATGTAATTTTGTTCTATGAAATTTGTTTATCCATTCAAATCGAAGGGAAGTACCTTCGAAATTTATCAATCCATCAGATGGCTGTACATGGCCTATCCGGATGCTGAAGTGTACATCATTGGAGATGCTCCTGGAATGGATCTCCCATTCGTGCATATTCCATACAAGTCACATCTGAAATCACCAGGATCAGAAGTCACTGACAAAGTGATGACATTCTGCGAGCTCATTGGTGATGAATTCATTCTGATGAATGATGATTTTTTTATCACAGATCGATTCCCATTTCACCAGGTGATGAGGAATGGATATATCACCATCTCACCAGGCCATTCAATCACATATCAACAAGCATGTGAGAATACCATTGATTTTCTGGCAGCCAATAACCTGGAGCTTGTCAATTATGAATGCCATCAGCCAGTGCTCATCCAGTCGTGTAGATTTATCGAGCTCTTTGGTCAGATTGATTATCAGTCGCATAATCATCTTCTGAAATCAATATACTTTAATACCTGGCCAATGAGATCATATCCTGGAGAGAATCTCAAGCTCGGCCATTCATTATACAAAGCAAAGAAATATCTCTCCGATTTCGGATCATTCAGCTGTTCAGATTCATTCCTTACAGCTGAAAATAGATCCTTTATTAGTATGTACTCAAGCTCTGCTGTGCAGCCACCTTCTGCTGGGTGCCAGTGATGTCACTCTCAAGCACCACCACTTGACTGACAGCTGGACCATTGGCTCCTCCTGGAAGATAGCTCGCCAGTGATGTCTGCTGTGCATTAGTTGTGCCACCACCAAGCTGTGCAGCGCTCGCTCCAGCTGCTGCACCTCCTCCGAAATCTGGCATCGTTGGCGCCTGGCCTCCCTCATATTTTTGAGATGCCACTGCTGCTGCTTGTGTAATCCCAAGCACTCCTGCTGATGCGATGGCAGCAATCCCCAATGGAGATGGAGGAGGACCGAATTCACCAATCCCTTTGATGATCGCAGCTGCTGTATTGATAGCAATCTGCGCCAGCTTCAATGCTTTCTCCTTTTCAAATTGGCGCTTCTTAATCTTCTCCTCCTCATTGTATTGCTTGAGCTTCAGCTGATATTCTTGCTGTGCAAATTTCTTGTTGATGTCAGCCTTTTGTGATTCTGTCAGATTTAGATTATTTAGCTCTGCATTTCGTCTCTTCTCAAGCTCTGAAATCTGTGCATCTGTCTCTGCCGACATTGCTGCCAGTCGATTATTTTCGATATCATTGATTGCACTGTTCAATTCTGTGGCGAAATCAAGTGCTTTCTGTGCACCATCAACGATCTTCTGTGCTGTCTCCAGTTTTGTTGCCAGAGCTTTCTTATCATTCTCTGCAATGGCATCATTTTTCTTTTTATTGATCTCTTCAATCTTGGCTGCATATTCCTCCTCGAGCTTTGTACTGGCAGCTTGATATTCAACATCAGTGATCAATCCAGCCTGATGGGCCTCATTCAATTTCTTATACTTATCCTCTTGAGTTTTTTCAAAGTCGATGAGCTCATTCTGGTATTCATCCAGGATCACTGACTGATATGCTCTGATCAGATCCAGTTTTTTCTGTTCAGCCTCGGCTCTTTTCGCCAGATCTTCTTTGTCAAATTTTTCATTGATCTTATCTTGCTCTTGTTTCTGTGCAGCTTCCAGTATAGTTGTATCCTGGCCAGCTTGCTTGGCTCTGTTTATCAGATCAAAGTAGTGATCATTCACATCTTGCAGCTCTTTATCCCTGGCTGAAAGTTGGCTGTCATAGTATGCTGTCTCTGCTGCCTCGATTTCTGCGAGCAATTGGTTTCTGATTTCGATGATCTGAAGCTGTCGCTCTCTTTCTCTCTTGATCTCCTCCTCCATTCGTGCCTTCGCTTTATCGCTGGCATCTTTCGCTCTGGCATCTGCATCGGCTTGAGCTTGCTGATCATATTCTGAAGCTAAATTATTTTTACTCTCGACAGCCTCGGCTTGCTTTGTGAGATCCTTCACCAATTTATCAAGATCATCAGCTCGATTCTTCGCTTGCTTTGCTGTTGCCTCCCCATTTTTCTTGGTCATATTCACGATGGAGTAAGGATCATTTGCAGCTTTGCTGTTGGCAAGCTTCTCTGCTTCCTGGTCAGCGAGCAATGATTTCACTCTCTCCTCTGCTGCCATCTTCATGAGTGCATCAGCCTGGGCTCTCAAGGATGCTGCCTGGATATATGCATCTGTCTTCGCAGCAAATAGCTTTTCTGCTTCATTCAGATTCTTTGCCTGGCCAAATGTGGCTCCGAGTTCCTTGTTGTATGTGGCAAGCGCTTCCTCCTTGCTGATTACTCCCTCCTTCGCCAGCTCGAATGAATTCTTTACTTTGTTGGTTTGCATAGTTGCATCGACAGCTGCCGATTTGTATGCATCCATTGTCGCATTGAGATCCTTCTGGCGCTGCGATACACCTCCGATGGAATCCATCACTTTATCAAAGTTCGTGATGAGCAATCCAAGGCCAATCACGAGAGCTCCCACTCCAGTCGCTGCGAGTGCAAGCTTTAATCCCTTCATGGCTCCAGTACTATTGCCTACCACTTGAGCATATATCTTCTCATATGTCGTGCGCAATTGGATCCCCAGGATTGCATCTGAATTCAAATTATTGGCCACCTCGCTGATTGCATTCACTACACCCTGGACAGCCATGAGCTTCTGCATGGATTTCACCAGATTCTCATTCTCCACTCCAGTCAGAGCAATGGCGCTCTCGAATCCCTGGAATACTGCTGCACCAGTGCTGATGCCAGCGAGTGCTGTATCCAATCCTTTGAAATCTGAAGAGAGTGCAGTTGTTGCTGCCTTCAAATCTCCGATAGTATCCTTCAATTCAGATGCTTTCTTGATTGCATCCTGGCCGACTGGAGATTCCATTCCAGCCTGGGCAGCAATATTCTGGTATTGCTTCATGGCTTGCGTCATTTCTCGCATAGTCAAGCCTCCAGCTTCCACTTTAGCATTCAATTCTGTGAGCTTCTGTGCGAATACATCTGTACCGGCACCCTCTTGCACTGTATTCTGTAAGTTATTCACATCTTTATTGAGTGAATTCACTGCTTGATCAAAGCTCTTTATGTCATTAACACTGTTTCCAGTGTCCACTTTGAGTGAAAAAACTGCCTCCTTTGTTGCCATTATCTCTGGTATTTATCTGGTGATATTGTTACTGTATATGTCTGTGCTGATTCTGCCTCCACCAATCGGATGAATTCTGTCTCTGTGCTGTTATTTTTACCGCTGTCATAGTTGCTGACCTTCTGCAATCTGAACATCACTCCATCAATCATGATCAGCTTTTTGAAGTTGAGCTCTCCGATGTCCTTGCTTTCAAGCATGGCCTTCGCTGTAAGCTGCTTTCCATACCTGGAGATAATCTCTCTGATGAATCTCTCGTGATATCCATACAAGTTGTTGGTAGTGTACAGAGTGACCTCTCCAGTTGAATAAAACACATACTGTGGTACACCCCAATTTAAGTCAAAGCTTGGATCAATCAAGTTATCGAGATGCCCAACATACGGATATTTCGTGCGAGCATGTGGTACATTGAATTCATCAACATGCACCCAGTCACCTTCCTGGAGTGTACCTACATCTCCACTGATCAGCTGCACAATGAATGGCTTCGCCACCTTCTCCACTCTGTTGATGGTACCATTGCTCTCAATCTTCTGCTGATATGCACATGGAATGATCAGATCAGTGTAATCAGATCCATCAAATTTCGGCAATCTCACCAGAGGCTTCTGGCTGAATGGAAGCTTCACATCTGTCACTGACTGACTGAAAGCATTCCCGGATGCCACTGAATTATTTCCATACTCCATGAGAGTATCATCTGAATATCGCTTGCTCCAGTAATCATCATCCTTCTCAAAGCTGAATCTGTATTCCTTCGATGCGAAGTTAATTGTCGGAGTAATTTTCACAGCATCTGATCTGTCAATTTTCATGGTCCAGTCCAGCGCTGTATCTGTGCCCTCATAGAAATCCACGAGAGGCTCAATCTCCAATATCGTTGGATCAAGTTCATTCGGCTTGATATACAGATTGAACATGTCTCGAATCCCTCGAAAGAATGAATCAGCTGTCATATCTGGGAGCATGGTAGCCAGATTCAATGTTGATCCTGGAGTGAGTGACTGTGGCTGCTTCTCGATATTCAAATCAGCACCCAATGATTCAATGGTCACTGCAATATTTCCCCATCCAGCGATCTGTCCATCCATCACCTCAAGCTGTAGCCTGGCATCGAGCACATCGCTAAATGTCAAGTTAATTGATGGAAGCACAGCGAAGGAATAATCAACAGTCATGGATCCCACTCCTGGAGTGATGGCTCCTTCTGCAATGGTAGTTGTTGTATCAATCACTCCATTCTTTCGCACAATCAAGCTCACTCTGTAGCTTCCCCATACCAGGATGCCAGCATTCGTGCTGATGGTGATGCGATGATCTCCCTGGTAGTTCACAGCGAAGAGGCCCTCCGATGATGGTACGAACATCAATGGCGATGGCTGCTGAATCTGGGAAGATGGATCTGCCACCACTGTGCCATCGTAGTTGTTCAGAGATGTGAAGTTGTTGATCCAAAAGTTTCCAGTTGTTGATATTGCACTCATGACGAATCCATTCGCATCATTATTCTCTGATGTGAATGCGCTGTCAAGTGCAGCTTGAGCTGGTGAGATCTGTGGAAGCACTCCTCCAGGATAGGCCAGGAGTAATCTCTTGAATCTTTGGCTCTCAAAGAAATCACTCTGCCAGGTGATGCCGGCTGCATTGAAGGATCTCTTCAGTATGTCATAGCAAAATACATGAGGAGGAATGTGCTCGACTGCGAATTCATCAGCTTGCGCTCTCTGGTATCCGTAATCGATGAGGCCATAGTAATATCCCAGGCCATACCAATCTGCTCCCAATCCATTCGCCACCATGCTGCCGTTGCTCATGATGGATGCATTCCATGATGCCTCTTGAATGTCATATGTGAAAGGATGATTGTATTCAGTCCAGTCCATTGCGTTGATCTTAATATCTTTCAACCTTCCAATGTAGTCGATTGTTTCACTGATCAACACGATATTAAAGGTCCAGTTTCCATCTTGCTGTACGCAATCCTGGAGCTGGCACACTCCATTGAATTCGAGCACCCCATTGTGATAATATCTGGCTGATGCTTTCACCGATGGATCAAAATTCATGAAGGTGATGGGAGCTCCAGCTGTAGCACTCAAGCTGAACACATTTGCCATCAGTTGCACATTCGTTGATGTACCAGGCAAAGCAATTGTCTTTGAGTTATTGCCCTTCCTTGAGCTAATATCCTTGATGTCACTGATGGCATAAGTCAGTGGGAATGGTATCTTGTCATTCAAGTCCACTTGGATGCCGTTGATAAATAGCTCCATATTAGTTCAATTGTGATCTATAGCTCCAAGTCACTGTGATAGCCACTGTCTCCTGAATGAGTCCATCCTTGAAGCGTGACTTCAGTACGTTCTGATTATTTTCTACCACCACTGGCTTGAAGATGCCACCATCAAACAGCCACACTTGTGGTGATTCATACAGCTCACGCACTAGCCAGTTCTGCACTGCAGGTTTCATCCAGTCTGAATTGAGCACAATCTTGTCTTCAGCGGTCTTCATTGCTGACTTCTTCTCAGCATCAGTCAATCCAAGGTTGTAGAAACCATCCACCCAGCTACCACGCTGCACTTGATATCCAAAGTTTTGAACATTACTGCTATCAATGCGTAGCTTGTTGAAGGAATACTGCTCAATGATACCAAACTTATTCACCCAGTACAGGCGCTGATGGTCAAACCGTAGACATTCACGGTCAAGATATAGCCTGATTGGAATACTGCTCTGTGATGTGTACGGCAATGTGTCTGATGTAGCAATCAATGTCACCTCATAGTAGTAGCAATCAGCCCATTCAACACCAGCAGTCCATCCTGTACTGTCCATTGAAGCAGGTGAAATGTCAAGCATATTGACAATGAAGTCCATATCAATCAATCCCAAATGGCTGTATGTGATTGTACCTGTCACATCAAATATCTGAAGCTTCAATTCATAGTATTCGTGGTCACGGTTGGCAAAGAAACCAACAAAGAATGGATCTCTGAATGGTGTGAATTGTGGCACATCTGCAGGATAGGATGTCAATGGCTGTGGATTTAGACCATTGCTGTAGTCAAGCCAGTAGGTCATTGAGTTGAATGCATTAAACTGCTCATATCTCAAAGCACCATTGAAGGCATAGTTCCCTGCACTATCCACTGAAGCTTCAAGGACTGGTGGTGTTCCGTAGCTTTCAAATACAATAATCCGAACAGATACAGCTTGATCCTGAGATACCCAATTGAAGCTAGTCAAATACTCCGGATGTGTACTAACAAATGAGCGCAGATATTCTGAGGCATCAAATTTGCAGTATGCTCCTTGCATAGGATAAAGCTCATAGGTACCAAACAACGCACCCTCAATGTATAGCTGTACCTTGTAGCTGAAGTTCGGCTGTCCTGTTTGGTCAGATGAGAAGGTCCATAGTATCTCATTGCTTGCTGGTGTGTAAAGCAATGGCTCCTGTAGTATTGTTATTGCCATTTGTCAGTGTTTTTGGTGAATGATACGTTGAACATCAAGCCAGTCACTGCTGCCAAGTCTGATGCTATCTTGTTTAGAACATCATCAGTGATGACATTCTCTGTGATTCGTTTAGGCTCAAGTCCGTGCATCTTGATGCTGCGAGCTGTGAAATATGCTTGCGATTTATCTCCTCCCTTCCACTCCTGGATTGCCTTGATCATGTTCTTTCCTGGTGAGGAATACTTGAAGGAATAAATACTCCCTTGCACTCTCGGCCTTTTATAGTCGTATTCCTTG